TATTATATAGTTCAGCGCATATACCAGCAAGTATATTTTGAGAATAAGCAGAAGCTACATCATCACTTGCAATTAAAGCACCAGCTGCTGCTATTCCGGCTGATGGGGTGCCAGTTGCAATTCCTAATGCTAATATAAAAGATATTATTACAGCTCCTGCTTCTGAAGAAGCAAAGGAATCTGTTGCGGCTCCTCCTCCTGCTAGAGGAAATAGTCCTGTTTTTTTTAAACTAGATTTATCAAAAGCACCATAGTTAACTTTTAATGATTCTAATATCTCACCCATTGTTATTATAGAGACACTACAATCATATCCTCCATCACTACGAGCTTTCCAACTATAATTTTTTACAAATCCATATACAGAATCATAATTTCCATCTGTAGAAGCACGTTTAAATAATCCAGCCCAAAGCTTTTCTTTAGTTTGGTCTTTTTCAAAAAGATAATCAGATAAAAGTACATTGGGTATAAATTTACCTTTATTATTTAAATAAGGAGCCCACCCCCATTCTACTAATACAGAATATCCAGGGCGCATGTATAATTGTTCTAACTCTTCTAATTGTCTAATATCCCAGCACTGAAAATTTACAGTTGCTTCTCTTAATGAACCATATGCTGATTTTGATTTAACATCTAGTGATGTTATACCAGGCATAGGTCTTATACCTAATCTATTAAGTTGTCCTCCTAATGTGGTTGTTGAGTATGCTTCATCTCCACTTCCTACTCCTGATCTTAAAGCTCCTTTTGATGTTAAGGTTCCTCCTTGTAAGATACTTTTCTTAGCTAAAGCTCCACCATCTTTATTTATATCGACAGCAGAAGACATTCTAATCCAGGCGTTGCGTGAATTAAAATATTGTAAATGACCAGAAGTACGGTCGTTAATCGACTTTTGACGAGCGTCTAGCTGATCTTTAACTCCTTGCTTGAATGAATCTTTGAATATTGACATAACATTTATCGGGCTTTATTAAATTGGTCGTATTGATTTAAGATATCGTTTAGATCGATTGGTATTCTTAATTGTGTGCCTGGTTCTGGGTATAAAGCGCCTTTAGTGGCATTATTATTTGCTGCTGCTATTATCCACCATAATGTAGAATCACTGTAATAAGAATAAGCTAAACTATCAAGTCTATCTCCAACTGTAGTAATAACATACACATCAGACTCTGCCAAAGGAATATTTGGATAAAATCTACCTTTATAATAAGGACGATTTGTATTTTCTGTTTTTAATATTGTTGTATTTTCGTAGCGATTCATTATTTAATATATTGAGGAAGGTCATTTATATTTTGAGCTATATTAGCTGTAGCAGTTGATTTTGAAGATATTGTATTAACCTTTTTAGTTTGTGAACCAATAGGTGTAAATGTCATTGATACTTCTAAAACATGAGGTAATATTAAAGTATCTCCTTTATTCGTCTTTAATCCTATTTCCCAAGGTGAATCTTGAGGAACACTATATGATAATGAATTTAAAATACCAAACTGTCCGTCTAACCAATTACCAACAGTCATTCTCATCATAGGACCTCTCATTAAAGTACCATTATAATCGGGCATTAAATTACTCATTAAGTAATTTAATTTTTGATACATTGGTTCCATTTCTTCAACTGATAAAGATGCTACTTTAAATCCAATTTGAATTTTTCTGCCAAATCCACCATATATATAGAAATCTTCACCTCGACCAGCATATTTAACAGGATTCCAATTAGCATCTACATTATCTGAAAGTTGGGTTAAGTATGCTCTAAAGATCATGTAATCTGACTTACTTGGGTCTTTTCCATCTACTGCTTGTATTCTAAATTTAACTAGATCGTTTATGTTATATTCTTTACTACCTATTGTAATGTTATCTGCAGTTGTACCTGTAGTATTACTGAAGATAGGGGTAAGGTTTATTTGGTCTTGTCTTCCACTGCCAACTCTATCTTCACGACTTAAACCCTTCCATCCAGATGCAGCAAAGATTTTAACTGTTTCTCCATATCCATTTCTATAACCAATTGCATTTCCCCATGTTGGGGAAGAACGATATGCTGGGGCATAGGGGTTAGATAATTTGTCTGTTTCATTATCACGAGTGAAAAAATCTCCATCATTTATAAGTGCTGCCTGTATGCCTTTATTAACATCCTGATTTTTTGGGAAATCTTTATATTTGTTATTAGTAAATAATTTACTTTCAATTAATTCTTTATATTTTTTATATGATATCCCAAGGTTCTTTGATAATCCTTCAACAACCACATCATTAATAGTGTTGCCTCCCCTTTTATTCTCATTATCCCATACAGTATTATTATTGAAAGTACTTACATCTAAATAATCTCCAAATACGTTATTATAACTTGGGCGATTTAAACCTTTTGGTTTTGCTGTAGCTTTATCTACATCTATGCTTGTGTATTTTTCAATTTCCTTATTATCTGTTTTTTTATAATCTTCATCAAGAAAATATTGTTTTGATACCCCTAATGTATTGTAATAATTTAAATTAATTTGAGATAAGTTAAGAGCAGCTTCATTTGATAAATAAATAGCATTATTTTTAAAAGAATCTCCAGTATATTGTGTTCTATGAATTGATGTAAATCCAATACCATATACGGATGATGGACCTCCAAGAGTTGGACCCTTAATTAAATTATTAGTAGGCTTCCATTTTGTTAAATTAGGAAGACTAAAAGTTCCAGTTAAAAATCCAGATACTTTATTTACTGCTGATGTAAATTCGCTTTGTTGAGAAAATGAAGTTGCTTTACCTAAATCAAATTTATCTACTAATCCTACTAATCTATTATCTTGACTTCTATTACTTTCATTATTAAATGTAACTACAGATTCATAGTTATTAGAATTATCTCTAGTAGGTAACAACCCATGTCTAGAAAAATGAACACCAAATGCATTAACCGGTACTTGTGCTAATGTGTTTATACCTAAATTATAAATACGATTTGTACCTAACATACCTCCTGTAATTGTTCCTAAAAGGGAACCAGGACTAAGATTAAGGGCGCCATTAACAAGACCTCTTCCTCCTTTTTTAACTTCTAAAAGGGGATTTGTTAATTGTAAACCTACTTGTTTAGCAATGAATATAGGTCCTTTTGGTAAACTAAGGAAAAAACTTCCTATACGAAAAGCATCATTAATAGAAGCTTGAGCGGCTCCTAAAGCACCACCTCTAATAAAGTCATCCCCACTAGTAAGATCATTAACAAGTCTTCCAATCTTACTTCTATTTAAAGAAGTAGATATGTTTGGAAGTGATGGTAATGAATTTAATCCTAAGCCAAATAAACCCAATACACTATTACTTGGAAAATTAACCTTAGTGACATGATCTCCATCTATATCTGTTGTGATATATGGTTGGCCACTGCTACCTTCACCCGGTTGATCTTTACCATACTTAAGTGATTTTAAGTCTGTTTTTAGGTCTATTAATGGCATTCCTATTAATTATTATGTTGTATAAAAACCACCTTTTGGTCCAATATCTTGATATCTGCAATTTGTAGATGATTTGTAACGTTGAGATACTACAGAGTTTACAGTTCCTACTTGTAGATTTTTAGGAGCTAATGAAGAAGCATCTAATTCATCTAAAATAGATTCTTTAGGTAATGATGATGGGTATATAGTGGATTTGTTGAAGTTTGAAATAGTGATACAACTTGGTACTGAATTCACATCATATGTGTAATGTAATGCACTAAGTTTTGGGTCTAATGGGTTTAAGCAGCTATCTGTAATGGTTGGATTTTTAAATCCCCAAGAAGGTGTTTTTTGTTTTGGGTCAAATCCGTTACCCGCTAAACTCAAACTACTACATGCTAATTTGTCTTGTAATGCCATGTTTTTTATTATTTTAATGTTTCGTATAAATATTTAAAGTTATGCAGACTTGTACGAAGCGTTTTGAACTAAGCTAGAACCAATTTGTTTACTATCTAGATAAATTAATACGGGGCGGTTCATTAATTCTTTAACTGCTGCTTTTACTTCATTAATAGCTGTAACCATTGGTGTTATATCTATAGAACCACCATTTATCTCACCGTCACCCTTAACTTTATCTGCTAATCCAGGCCCCGCCAATAAATCGTCATTTTTACTTAATTCAAATAATCCACCTTCTTTAGGGGATACTTGGGTTTTACCATCAGCAGTGCTGATCATATCACCTGTTTTTTGGGCGCTTAATGCGCTAAATCCTTTAGCCATTACAGCAACAGCGGCTGCAGCTCCTAATATAGGGCCAACAACGGGTATCCAGGCTAATGCAGCAAAAGCTCCATAAGCGGCTATTAATATAGCTATACCTGCTATTCCTTTTAATATAAAACTAAATGGACCTAAAGCTTCAGACCATTTTCCAAATTTTTCACCAATAAGTTCAGCTAAACTTGCTATCCACTCAATTGGTTTTATAATATATCCAACAATTTTAAGTGCAGTAGATAATCCATCTAAGAATATTGATAAAGGACCTGCTACTAAATTACCAATAACGTCTTGTAATTTTAATATTGTTTGGTTAAATTTATCTTGTATTGCTTGTCTTTGTTCTGCTTCAAGTGCTTCTTCTTTAGTAATTTGAGCTAAAGATTTACCTGTTTCTTGAGATAATTTTTGCTTTCTTAACTGGTCTGCTAATTGGTCCGTTGTTAAACCTACAGCTTCAGCTAATGACTTTTGTTGTAGTACGTTCATTTTTTGGAAATCTTCCAATGAACCTACATTTTTATTTAATTCTTGAGCTAATGTAACTTGATCACCTGCTAAAGCAGCTGCTCTAGCTCTTTCTAAATTTAATTGCTTGCCCGTTAATAATTCTGCTTTTAATTCAGATTCAAGAGATGTTTCAAAGTTTAAAAGAGCCTCACCTTGGTTTTTTACTTGTTCTAAAGTAGTACCTAATGCTTTTGCTTGTGTTACCGCTTTAACAATTGCTGTTGGATTGTTACCTAAATTAGCAGCTAATTGGCCTGATACTTTAGCGGCTTCAGCCATTACTGCTTTAAATGGAACTCCAGCTTTAAGCTGATTTCTCATATTAACAAAAGCACCAACCATACTATCATTAACCTCAGCTGATGATTTGCCTGTTAATACTGAAAATTTATAAATACCTGCTGCTTCTTCACCTGATAGACCAAATTGCTTAGTTAACATTATTTGTGTCTCTAAGGCATCAGCTGAATAGTTGGCTACAAATCCTGTAGCTTCATTCAGTTGATTCATTGCCTCTCCAAGATTAGCTAATGTAACATTAATGTTAGAAGAATTTTGAGCTACATCAACAAATTTAGTAGCCATTTCATCTGCTTTATCAGCACCATATCCTATATTATGACTTATGTCTGTTGATATTTTACTAAAGCGGAAAGCAGCATCTATCATTACCTTAAATAGACCTGCTATAGTAAACATATCCTGCACCTGCTTTAAATTAAATTTTTCACTTATAGCATCTAAAACACTTCCTTGTTTTTTCTGCGTTATAGCATCTTTTGTAAGACCTATTTCCTTTCCTTGCTGGGTGAGAGTATCGTTATGAATTTTTTTAGCTTGATCTAGTTGTTTTATTAATCCTTTTTGTTCTTCTTTTTGATTAATAATTTTTTTAGTTTCTTTTTCTTTAAGCTCTAATATTCTAGTTTCTTCCTTAATTTCTCTAGCTAAAGTTTTTGCTCTATCTGTATCACCTGCTCTTTCAAATGCATTTCTTTCTTGTATTTTATCACTTATTACCCCTTCTAGGTTACTAATTTCATTCTTTATTCTACGTTCTTGTTGATATAGATTTAAAGCTTTAGATAATGCAGCCGATCGATTATTACTTATTTTAGTAAGAGTAGCAGCAGAATTTTTTTGATTTTTTTCAAAATCTTGTTCTAGTTGGTTTAGTGATTTTGTTAGATCTTTAACTGTAGAAGTTTTATCTAAACGTTTTTGTATTGATTTTTCTAAATTAGTAGAAAATGATAATAATTGTTTAGATACATCTAATATTTCTTTACCTTCATTTTTAAGCTTTTCATATACTTTAACTAATTCTTTTGCAGATTCTACCTGTGCCGCAGCTGCAGCAGCGTCCGCTTGAGGATCCATAAATAAACGTGGGGTAAAATCTATACGCATGAATATAAATATTGAAAGCGCCTATTTCTTAGGCGCCTTCGCTGTGTATGTGGGTTGGGTTTTAGGAGCCACGTTTGGCCGTGCTACATCACCTCCACCCGATTTATTTTTTAACATGTTTTGTTGCTTATCCATTTCATCTTTTTGTTTACTATAATGTTCTTTTAATTTATTATATGTAAACAAACGAAGCCAAACAGGCATGTTGTATATAGTATTCCAATCATAACCACCTTGGCTATTAAATACTATATCATGGATTTGGGAAAACAGATGTAATCTATACTCCGGAGTCAGGCCAAAAAAAGTTAATTGATACTGGAATAGCTATACCCTCCCCTGTATAACTTTCATCTTCAGGTTTAAATGTTAAATTAACATCTGGGGAAATTTTAGTATAATATTCACGTAATGATCTAGCGTCTTTAGCGATTAAATAATTATCAACAAACTCACGGATATCTTTTTGATCGCGCTTGCCTTCAACTGAAGTGATAATATATTTTAAACGTGTTGTAACATCAGTAGATGAATTTGGGTTAACTTTTTGTAAACCTTTAATTTCATCATCAATTTTCTTTTCATCACCGTGTGTTAATAACTTAAATGTAATGTTATTACCTGAATGTGGTAAAGTGAATGAAAATTCATTAACACCGCGTTTAAATAATGATTCATTTATTTGTTTATCTTCTAGTGTTGATAAATCTACTGTTACTTCTGATTCTTGGTTTCTTTGGTTGGTATACTTAAATGTATAATCTTTACCATAACCTAAAACACGAGCCGCAACTAATATTGCGTTTTTGTCGCCAACTAATAAATCACTATATTCAATTGGTGTTACAATTAATGCTTGTAACAATTTATCAATTACCGTACCTTGGCGAATAAAGTTAGTATTAGTAAGGATATCTTCTTCCTTAGCTGTCATGTACTTCATTTCGATTTGTCCCTTAGATAATGGAGACGTTTCAGGATACAGTAAACCTTTTGATGGTAGAGAGATTGTCTCTGTTGGAATTTTTAATTCTGCCATAAACTTATTTTATATTTTATATATATAAATATACGAAAAAAAAGGGCATTTGCCAAAAGCAAATACCCTCAATTAAAAATATTGATAAGTTCTTAGAAATTCAATACGCAGTAATCCATAGCGATTGTAACTGATAAGCTGACTGCAGCGTCTGAGCTCCAGTCGTAATCACCAAATGTTGCTGTTTTAACATAAGCACCATTGATAATCCACTCACCTACTACATCACCTACTGGACCTAAGATATCTAAAGTGATACTTTTCTTATAAAAATCAGAATAACCATCACGGCCAGTTACTGATTCGTGAGCCAAACGAGCCCATTCCATTACTGATTGAGCACCAGATGGAGTGATTGGATCGTATAGTTCTAAAGTCATGTCATTCCATCTAACTTTACCTTTGATTTTACGGTAAACGTTGATGTGATCTAAAATAATTTCTCCAGCTTCGAATCCAGGTGCAGTTGCCTTTTTAATTAAGTATGCGGGAATACCGTTGATATACATAATAAAACGGTTCTGAACTTTCGGTTCAAATGCCGTGAACATTATTTCGTTAGCGTTTAATACAGCCATTTTATGTTAAATTTTTATTGCTATTAATAAATATTAGGAACCACATCTCCTTATGCAGGGAATGTAGCGCCAGTAGGTAATACGTTGAAGTTTAATACGATAAATTCAGCTGTCTTAGTTGGTTGAATGTAAATTTGACCTACTAATTGGTTTCTATCGATTACATCAGCTGTGTTGTTTGTTTCATCCATTACAACTCTGTAAGCATATAAGCCTTGTCTTTGTACTACTGAATCTAGGTAAGGGTTAACTTGGCCTAAGAATAAGTTTCTTGTAATGCTTGTGTTTTGTTCAAATACTAAGTTATTAGCTACTTGACCAATAAATCCTTTTAATGAGATTAATAAACGACGAACATTTACTCTGTCTAACGCTGTTGCTTTACGTTGTAATGTCTTTTGACCAAATACTACAACACCATTTCCAGGGAATGTAGCTAATGGATTAACATTTGCAGCATATAATACATCACGATCATTTTGAGATAATTTTCTTTCAGCTTTTAATACACTTGGAACACCACCACGGTTTAAACCTGCTGGAGCGAACCATTCAGCACCTACTTGGTCGTTAAATGCTAACACACCACCCATTACTGTTGTAGCGGGGGCCCAAATTGCTTTTCCTAGTCCTGATGAATTTAATTGAATCCAAGGCCAGTAAGTAGCAGCGTAGTTGCTAGATTGACCA